AAAATATGACGTGAAATAATTTATGGCATTACCTAAGTTAAATGTACCTAAGTACAAATTGAAACTACCGTCTGACGGTAGAACAGTGAACTTCAGACCATTCCTTGTAAAAGAAGAGAAGTTACTATTGCTTGCTACTGAAACTGGCGAACAGTCAGATATCATTGAGGCAATCAAAAACATTATTATATCTTGTACGGATTTGACAACCGTAGAGGGGTTAGCAACCTTCGATATCGAATATCTTTTTCTTAATATCAGATGCAAATCTGTAGGAGAGACTGTAGATGTAGTTGTTACTTGCCCTGATGATAATGTGACAACTGTAAACGTATCTATTCCATTGGATACAATCAAAGTTAAAAAGACTAGAGGACATAAGGCAGAGATAAAATTATCTGATGAATGTTCTATAACAATGGGTTATCCTAGTCTGGACATGTTTGTCACCGCAAACTTTACTGATGAAGACGAAAACCGTGTTGATGAAGTTTTTAAAATGGCAGCGTCCTGTATAAAAACTATTCAAGACCCTAATCAAGTATATGAATGTGCAGAAGTTCCTCCGAATGAGATCCAAGAGTTCTTTGACGACATGAACAGTGCACAGTTTGCTATGGTTCAGAAGTTCTTTGATACCATGCCCAAGTTGACTCATACTATCAAGGTCACTAATCCAAACACAGGTGTTGAGAGTGACGTAGTTTTAGAAGGGTTAGCGTCTTTTTTCGCTTAGCTCTACTGCATACTAGTCTTCAATCTTATTATGAAGGGAACTTTGCATTGATGCACCACCATAAGTGGAACATTGAGCATATAGATAATCTCATGCCTTGGGAAAAGGAACTATATGTTGACATGTTAATCTCGTTCCTTAAAGAAGAAGAAAAACGCATGAAGGAGCAACAAAAGTAGTGGCAAAACTAGTGCCTTACAAACAAGTTAAGAGAAACGGTTCCAAGTCAGTGAAGGGAGCGTTGAAGAAGGCTGTGAATACTAATATATTCGCTGCAAATCAACTTGGTTCTACTCTTAATAGCGTTGGTAATATTACTACTGATCTAGTTAAAATATCAGAAGCGTTTAGAAAGACTAGAGTTAATGATGAAAAAGATGAACGTAGACAAAAGAGATTAGACAAAGATCAGGCAGCAGAGGATAGGCAGGAAGGTAAGAAGGTAGATGATTTTAATAAGAGTGGTAAAGATAAAGATACAGAGAAGGAGTTTAAGAAAAAGAAGAAACCAAAAATGTCTCTCTTTAAAAAGGGTAAAGGCATGGGAGGTTTCCTACTAGGTTTTTTAGGACCTGTAGGTGGTGCTTTGGCATCTATTGCTGCTGCAGCAGCAACTTATAAGTTGATGGAGTACTTCTCTAAACCAGAGAACACTGAAAAAATTAGGGATTTTATAGAGAAAGCATCCTTTGTATTTAAGAAACTGTTTGGTTGGGCAGGGCAACTGATTGATGCTACCATGACAGCTGTTGATCAGTTGTTTGGTAAAGAGAAGAGTATAGGTGAGAGACTACTAGGATTTGGTAAGATTGCTTCAGCAATAGGTGCAAACTTATTGTTACTGAAAGCATATGAAGGGATAAGCGACTTCCTTGATCGAGACAAACCAAAAAACAAAAATAAAAAACCAGAGGTTGATCCAGACACAGGTAGAAAGTTAGATGCTGATGAGGTAATCGATCCAGAGACAGGTAAAACTAGAAAAGCAGATCTTGACGAGATAGAACTTAAGAAGAAAGGTTTAAACAGTGATCAGATTGCTGATTATAAAAAGCAAGTTGCTAATGGTGTAGATCCAGACGTAGCACTTAAGAAATCAAAGCAAGGCAAGATCCAGAGGATGATCGGTGATAAAATTGATGACGTCGCGACTTCAAAACCTTTTAAAAATTTTGTAGGTTTCTTTAAAGACATTGGAAGTAAGATAGGAAAATTTGCTCAGAATCAAATAAACAAGATACCTGGTATAAAAGAACTTGGTGAAAAACTTACTAAAGCTATTGCTCAAGGATATCAGGATCTATCAAAGTTTGCACGGAAGAAGTTTGATGATATAGTATCAACAGGTAAAAAATTAAAGGGCAAGTTTATGGGTGCCCTAGAATCAACTGGTAACTTCTTTAAGAAGATGGCAAAGAATGCCAAAGACGCAGTGGTGAAAAAGATTTTAGAACCTGCACTAAAATATTTTGAACCTGCTCTCAAGAAATTGAAAGCGGTTGGTGGAAAAATAATGAAACAACTGCAGAAGATTCCTGGATATGATAAGATAACAAAAGTTTTAAAGAAATTTGGTGGAGAAGGTAGTCAAGGATTATTGAAAAAGATAGGAGGAAAAGCAGTACCTATCCTTGGTGGTTTTGTTAACATGCTTTTTGCTTATGATAGATTAGCAAGTGGAGATTCCATAGGTGGATTACTTGAAGGTGCTTCTGGTATACTTGATTTGTCTGGTGCTTTTGGTAACGCAGCAGGTCCTCCAATATCAATGGGTATAGATGCTTTCATGTTTGCTAGAGATTTTGTCCCACAAATCCAACAAGGTGAAGAAGCTATTGTTAACAAACTAGGGTTGGGTGGATTAAAAACACAAATGGATAGTATATTTGAAAAGTTACCAGACTTAGGTACTATCACTAACATGGTATTAGGTAAAAAGAAAGAAGAGGAAACTGGGGATGGTGATACTGTAAGTCCTGATGGTGAAACAGTAACTACTAATGTAAAACAAATATCTGCTAAACTTGATCTTTATGGTGATGGTAAAGCATATATTAATGGCAATGAAGTTTCTCTGGAAGAATACCAAGCGTTCCAAGAAATGACTAGGGAAGAACAGTTACTTAAGTATGGTAGTGAAGGCACAGGTGCAGAAAATGTAGCAGAAGAGATGGCAAGTGGTGGACTCTTAAGAGTCCCACAACCTGCATACTTTAGTGCAGGTGGTTTGTCAGATCAAATGGCAATGGCAAGTGCATTCAGTAACATGATACCAATACCTATAGTAATATCAAAGTTAGAGACTATTCCTACACCAGTAGCAATAAATACTGGCGGTGGAACAAAAGTAGCGTACATGTCTTCCATATCTACTAGACGATTATAATGGCAAAACCCGCAGTACAAAAGAAAGGAAAACTCAACACTTATAAGTTTGTTGGGACTGAGGAACCTAAAGGTAAAGGTTCCAATCCTTTTGGTGCGACTAAACATTTTAATGAGAATACACAAGCAATCAATGCTTTAGGTGCTACTGTAAATGGTATCATGGATACCGTACAGAAACTTAAAGAAGCACAACTAGCAGAGTTTGAGGCAAGACAAAAGAGTAAACCAAAGAAAGAACAGAAGTTTACAACTCCAAAGAAAAAGAAAGGCAAAGGAAATGCAGTTCTAAATTTTGCGAAGAGTGTTACGAAAGCAGGTGGTAGTTTCTTAGAAGGAATACTAGGCATGCTAGGTAACATGCTAAAGATGGCGATTGCTGTACCTGCACTAATGTGGTTGGCTAAACCAGAAAATAAAGAGAAGATAGTTACATTGGTCAAAGTTCTTAGTCGGATTGGTAAGTTTATATTTGATTTTGCAAAGTTTGGAATCACCCAGACACTTGATGGTTTGTATATGATGTTGAGTGGTGAGACTAACTGGTGGCAAAAGTTATTAGGATTTGGTAAAGCATTACTAGGTTTAAGCACAATAGTATTAGGTATAGGATTCTTGAAGAATCCTGTTAAGACTATTAAGATGATTGTGAGTGGTGTCAAGATATTGATAGGCATCCTCAAGAAACAGATGCTCAGTAAAGGTTTAAAATTCTTAGGAATGTCAGAGGGTGGTGTTCTTCCTAAACCTGCACCTGTTTCAAAGACTGTAAGACAACTCAAAGGATTTGCAAAAGGTGGATGGATATCAGGTCCTCAGTCTGGTTATCCTGTGTCACTTGATGGTGGTAGGAGCACATCATTCATAGGTCATGGCACAGAGTATGTCTCACAGAAAGCAGATGGTGGAGCATTTATAGTCCCATTTGATACTCCTGCTACAAGAAAAGATCCTGATCTGACTGGTAGGAGGATGCAAGAGGCATCTAAACTTGGATTTTCTGAGGGTGGTCTATTAGATGTACCAAAACTATCAATACCAACGTTCAGTGAAGGTGGTCTTGTACCATTTAATCAATCACTACCACATTTCTCAACACCTCAGTTTTCTACAGGTGGTGTTTTAAATGTATCACCTCCATCAATACCAAAGTTTGATCTTCCTGATGTAAAACCACCTGTCAAAGGGTTTTCTGAAGGTGGTGTGATCAACAACTTCAATGTACCTCCACTTCCTTCATTAAATATCCCTTCACCTATACAACAGTTTGCTCAAGGTGGTCAATACACGCAGACTTATTCACCTAATATTTCTTCATCAGTCTCACCGAAATATAATTTTGCCACAGGTGGTGTTTTACCTACGATTAATATACCCAAGTTTGATGAGGGTGGTGTTACACCTCCTGCAAAAGGTGGAATGGGTCAGTTGCTCCAAATATTCAAGGATCAAACGAAACTAAATGTTTTTGGTAAAATAATAAACAAAGTGAAAAGTGCGGGATCATCAGTCATAACTAAAGTGACTCAGGGTAGAAACGATGAAGCAAATAAAACAAGGGATGCTATGATGGCACATATGAATGCAACTGCAGAGCAAGTTATTCAAATCAATGAGCAAAATGTTGCTGCGATATCACAAGCAAACTCAAAGATCAACTCCATGGGAGGTGGAGGTGGAGGAGATGATATTGTTCAAGGAATGCCTGGTCAAGGAACTTATTTACAGAATGGTGTATTGAAAACTACAGCAAGTGTGTTAAACTCTAACAACAACTTCACTAGGGGGGTTGTTAAATGAGTGTAGAAAGAGTTAATGCGGGTGACATATCCGTAAACATATCAGTCTTCAGAGAGGGTAGGCAACTCAAATCATCTGATGGTGGATATAATCTCGTAGCATTTCTAAGAGCATGGGAAGTCTATGAAAGTATAGAGTCGGGCACAATAGAAGCAACATTTTACTTTGAAGATACTGCAGGTATATCAAATATTTTTACTGGATCTGAAGAGATAAAATTTGTAGTGAATGGATCTGTAATAAAGAGAACATATATTTTACGATCATATAATATTAACAGTAGACAAAGAATCAAACAAACTACAGAGGTATTTGTGGTCAACTGTTGTTCTGATGAGTTTGTAAAAAATGAGGTGACTAATGTATTTGGTAACTCTAGCATCATATTTGAAAACAATGAAGCATCTGGTATTGTTAAACAACTAGTAACTAACAACAGTTATCTGGGAAGTAGGAAAAAAATATTTGCAGAAGAAACTTTAACAAAACATGCATTTGTTGCTTGTAACTGGAGACCAATGGACACAATCTATTGGGTAGCTAATAGATCAGTGAGAAAGAAAAAATCTGGTGGTGATTTTCAAAATGGATTTACTTTCTATGAGAACGCACTAGGATATCATTTCAAATCTATTGATAACATGATTGATCTTATCAATGAACAAGAACCTACTAAGAAGACAGACTTTAATAAAGGAACTTCAAGGTTGTATGAATATATCTACTCACCAAAGAAAACTGATGATGGGGCAAACGATCAGTTTAAAATTGATACTATAGTTTTTCCAGAGGAGAGAAACTTCTTGATGGGTTTAAGACATGGAGCATGGACAGGATTTAGTATGGGTATTGACCCAGTTGATGTAACTAACTCCAAGATGGGTGGTGAGAGTCCTGATCTACCACTAGACAAATACACATACAAAACTACCGAAATGTGGAAAACTATGTCACATTTGGGTGGTAAGAAAGCAGTCAATCCTATAGCAAAAGTTGGTTCTGATTACAAAACATTGATTGACGCACCCAAAAGAATGCGCTATGCTGTACTTCCAAACCAAAACTTTGATGTCAAGAAAAACGTAGTTCAAGAGACAGTAAGCACCGTAAGTCAGTTCTTTGGTGGTAAACCAGAATCTGCAAAAAATTATGAGGCACTTGTAGAAATGCAAGCGTATGCATGGTTAAGACAGGAGTCATTGAAGAATACTCAACTTCAAATATCAGTTCCTGGTAACTTAGATCTTTATGCAGGGTCAGGTGTGAGTGTCACTATGCCAACAACTGAAAAGTCTGGTGATAAAATCAAGACTGACAAAAGGTTTAGTGGACGTTACATGATTGTAACAATAGCACATAAAGGAACCCCAGATACGATGTCTTCGGAAATGCTCCTCATGAAAGACGCTATACTTTGATAAATAGTTTTGTATCAACGAGGTACAACAATGAAAACAATAGAAGAACACATCCAAGCAGACCAAGCAATCCTAGACAATCCACTTGCATCACCTGCAGCACGCAGACATGCTAAAGTCGAACTACATGAACTTGAAGTCTATGCAGAACATCATCACGATGAGATAGTAGCAGGAGATCACCATGATCCTAATGCATTAGAACTATTCTGTGAGATGCATCCAGACGAACCAGAATGTTTAGTGTATGACGATTGAGGACTATCTACTAGGACTCTGGACAAATCAAAATCAAGCACAGTCATCTCCTACAACCTATGCAACTATTTTAATGGAATGGAAGGAGATAGAAGGGGGGTTTCAGTCACAAAATTACTACAGGACTGATGGACCCAGTAGACCCTATCGCAAAAGGTATCACAAGAAAGTCGATATATCTGAGACAGAAGTATTAATCGAAAACTACGATTTAGAGTGGAATAAATCTGAAGAGTGTGGTATGCTATTCAAATATGATAACCTTGCATGGCATGGTAATATCATAGGAGACTGTGTGCACAACGGAGTCACAATCAAATCCCAGATGCATTTGTTCGGGGACAAGTTGCATAGCTTTGACCAAGCATACAAGGGAGGTCAAATGGTGTGGGGTAGCAATAACATCTATAAGTTTGTCAGAACCAAAAACGACTTTTAGTTCTAAAAATTGCCGAAAAAAAATCCCGCCAAAATTTTGACCCTTAAGGTTTTTTACTAAATAATCAAAAGTATGCAGATAAATGCAAACAGTTGAAGGAATCCTAAATGAACCTAAGACCAATTTCGTCGGTAAAGACGGATTTTATTGGTGGATTGGGGAAGTAGAAGACATCGAAGATCCAATGGAACTAGGTCGGTGTAAAGTTCGTGTGCTTGGTTATTATACCAATGTAAGAGGTGGAACGACTGCTGATCTTCCTACCGAAGCACTACCGTGGGCAACTGTATTACAACATACCTGTCAAGCAGGTAACGCAGGTCAAGGTGAGAGTTCTGGACAACTACAACCAGGTGCTATTGTTATGGGATTCTTCATGGATGGTGAAGATGCTCAAATGCCAATAGTTATCGGTGTTTTGCGTGTTAAAAAAGCAGAAAATCCTGAGAAACATACATTTGTTTTTACAGGTAAAGAGATAGATTCACCCGTAGTAAATCCTGCAATCAGGAGAACATCCGATACTAATAGTAATGAGAATACTAATATCCAACTTCAAGAAGGAAATACACAGGTTGCAGTATCAGGAAGTAACGTAACTCAACCTGGTAGTGGAGGAGTAGGATCAGCAAACAATATTGGAACTCAAATATCGGGTAGTTCTGGTAATACTATGAAAGGTCGAAATCCAGAAAATCCTATTCCTACTGCAAATGGTGTTGGTGGACCTTGGAAGTCTGTAGAGGCAAAACTAAGTTATCTTATGGAAGATCTTGTAGATAGTTCTTCTACATTAGTTCCTACTGAAGATTCGGGTAACTTTATCGACATTGTTTCTGGTAAAGTAGTTACAATGGAAAAATTGACCAGAAAGTTGAAAAACTTTATGGGTGCTATCTTTACACAAGTCGTATCTGGTATCAGACAGTCAACTTCAAACCTTGTTAATGAACTAGGTGGTTTCTTAAGTGGTTTATTAGGTAGTTTGTTTGGTTCAGTTCCTTTTGCAGCAAAAAATGCACTTCAAAAAGCAATCACATCATTACTTTCTGGATTATGTGCTATTGATGGTCAGATAGCAGGTTTTATTAACTCTCCTATGGCAACTATTGAGGGTTTAGTCAATAATATGTTAAATGGTCTTCTTAGTAAAGCAGAAATGCTTTTACAAGGAGTGCAAGCAATCATTGATAGTATAGTATGTAATGTAGAAAATGTGCTTGCTGATATGAAAAAAGTTATTTCTACAGTCAAAACAACAACCGAAGGAATAAGTGGTGTAAAGGATATAATATCACAATGGGAGAAAGGAGACTCAATATTTGAACCAGGAACCAACTTAATGGAAAATGGTCTTGCAGGGTTAACAGGATTAGTTGCATTATTTTCAAATATCGGTTCTGGTGATGAGTGTGATAGAAAACCTAATGGTGGTAAAGCAAAGAATGGTTTTTATCCTTTATTTGGTGTTACAAGTTGTACTGATGAAGAACTAGAAAATATTAATAAAATTAGAGGTAAAAGAGGTGCTTGTGCGGGAGAAAGTGCAGGTACAGGAATCTTAGATCAAGTATTTAATAAAGCAGATCCATATTTACAGGCAATAACAACATTTACTAGTGGTGGATACACTCAGCATATTGGAACTCCAGGTCGTCAGGCACACGTTGTCAGAGAACCTAGTGGTACAGTTCATACATCTATTAATATAAACAACAACACATATGCTGAATATATGTTCCTTAAACAGATCAAGGATGAGAATCCAGATATTACGCAAGAGGAGATAGATCAAAAGTTAGCAGCATATAAGAAGAGTAATAGAGGTGGTTCAAATGATGATACAGGTAACTTAGTTGCAGACCATACATCTTACGCAGGTAATCATACCATGGATGTCATGGGTGATGAATGTTCAAATATTGATGGTGATAAGGTTGTAAACGTTGAAGGTGACTATCGTTTGAAAGTTACTGGTGATTGCCACATTGAAGTTGGTGGTGGATTCTTTATGGATGCTGTTGGTGCAGCAAAACAAGTTGACAAAAATGGTAAACCTGCAGAAGATAAAGACAAAGTACAAAAACATACTATTACATTTAACTCAGACTTAGACATGAACGTATCAGGTTCAACATGTCAACTACAAGCATCAAAAATAAAGATGGGTGCTAAAAAGTTTGAAGGAATTTTGGATGATTATAGTTTACAAACAGAAAAAGCAGACTTTATGTGTAAAGGTGATACTTTGATTTCTTCGATGAAGACAATCACAAATACTACACCAAATATGTTTAACTATATCAACAAACCAGTTGATGATAAAGCGAAGAAACCTGGTATTACTACAGTTTGCTATGGACAAATCATAACTGACGTTTTACCCGCATCACCTCATATGAAAGTGCCACCGATTGTGACTACTAACCTAAATGGTCCTATCAATACTAAATGTGGTGCTACTGGTATGAAAACAGATGTACTAGAAGGTGGACATTTTCTTACTGTAGAGGGAGATAATGGAGCAGTTCATAATATTACTAAGAACTATAGTATAGAAGTTGGAGGAAATATGGATACTGACGTAACAGGAACATTCAGAGTAACTGCAAAAACAATTTACCTAAACTAACTTGACAGGTTTATTGTTCTATCATATAATATAATCATGAATGAAACCTTTATCATCCATGTTTTTATCAACCTATCAAAACGTACTATTACAGTATTAGATACTGATGGTAATGATAGACTCATGGAGTTTCCCCACAATCTAGAAGGAGCACAAGATTTTACTGCAGCATGCAGTGAAATTGCTGACATTGTAGATACTGAGATGATTACTTACACATTTGCTGAACAATGATTGGACCAATCGACATTACAATGAGACAATACGAGGATAACCTCGCATTTATTACTAGTTTGACCGAAACTAGCAGAGTTTGTTGGAAAGTAAAACTTGAAACTGGATCATCAGTGATGGTAACTCCTGTTGCTGAAGTTTCTCCTATTGAACCAGAAGTACAAGAACAAGTTGAAGAGTTTCGTAAACAGTTTATAAGTAATCAAGGTATAGGACAAACACCATGAATTGTTGGTCTTGCGGGTTTCCAAATCTAATATGGGGTGGAGACAATGAGGCACCAGAAGGTTCTGAATATGAGATAGAAACAAATCTATCTTGCCCTCGTTGTGATGCTTTTGTATTAGTTTATCATCAACTAAGACTTGCTGATAGAAAATGAGACCTAGTACACGTCATGCGATAGACATGTTATATCGTTGCAAATGGAATCTACCAGAAGCAGCAGAATATGCAGATATGTCAAATGACGAAATGAAAAGAACTTTCAACAGATTTTGTAAATTTAAAGATGAAAATCCCTAATTGGCAACATCACAGTAAGAAAGAACTCAAGAGGAAACTAAAACCTCAAGCACTTCGTCGTGCAAAAAGACGATTACAAGTATTGAAAACTAAATTAAAATGGCGTACTTAGTACATCCTTTACCTCCAAGGAAAGTATGGGTGAAAAAAGAATATCTTTATGATCTTGAAAAGGGGCATGGAGAACTAACACCAGGTCTTTGGATCTCAGTTAGAAGTATACAAGCAAAAGCATTATACTTTGAGACATTATTAACTGACTATGGTGCACTCTTTGATAAGTTACCACTCAGTGCATTTGTGTGGAAACCAGATATAGATTGGGATGATCAGTTGCCATTAGATGTATTGGAACTATGGGATTGTTTTGATTATAATATTACAGTTGTAGAGAAACCTATACTAGGTAGATGTCAGTTCTTTGGTAAGGACAAGAAGATGCACGCAGGAGAGTATGAGTTTACTATTGATACTGCACATCCTGATTTTTCTGTATTAGATGTAAACTTCTCAGAACATGATCCAGAGCATAAGACATTTAATATCATTGCACTAGACAACGGACAGTTTGCTGCACAACCTAACAATAGATGTCAGTTTTTTGATAATAGTTTGATAGATAATAATAATCTAAAACAACCAGATTTTAAAGTATGCACACAAAATTATGCTGTTGAAACACTACCAAAATGGTGGTCAGTGGGACATACAGACGAATGGGCATACAAAACAGAAGAGGAAGAAGACATGGACTTAACAGGCGGTTAACTTTCTTGTATAAATAACCTTGTAGCATAGTAAGTGTGATTATTCGTGGGAACCAGAAAGATTTCACAACTGGAAACAATATCTGACGCAAACCTGTCAGGAGAAGCGATTCTTCCTGTCGTAGTGTCGGATCCGTTGATTCCGAACAGAAAGGCAAAAATTAATCAGTTATTCAAAGGACTAGCACAGGGCACAAAAACTGCTCCTGGTTTATCATTTGACTTGGACAGAGACAGTGGATTGTATCAAAATGCATACGATCAACTAGGTCTTGCTTTCGGTGATGGTGGTTTCTACTGTACTCGTATTGATAATGGTAACAGCAGTACATCATTATACATCACTGCTGTTGATGATGTTGCCAATAACACTGATATAGTTCTCTCACCGAAAGGTACGGGTGCTGTCAAGGTTACGGGTAACTTTATTATATCTGACCAAACGTTTGTTCTAGAAGATGCACAAGGTCCTAGAGCAAGATTTGAAGTTTCTAACATTGGTACTGGTACTAACACTCGTATCTTTACCCTTCCCGCTATTACTAGTGGTAACGGAACTACCGTTGTTGGTTCTGATACTCAGCAGACGCTAACGAATAAAACTATTCTTATTGATGAGGATAATTTTGTTCTTGTTGATGGTACAGAAGAGGCAATCTTCCAAATCAACTGGACAGATACTATTAGTGCAAGACGTTCTTACTTCTTACCTGACGCAGGTACAGTAACAACTACTGCAGAACCTACTGCTACTGCATCAACACTTATTGATACTAAATCAGAACAGACTTTACTTACAAAGACTCTGGTTGATTTGAAGTTAGCAGCAAACGCTGAAGCAGCAACTAACTATGCGATCTTCAATACTTCTGCTTTAACTGCAAACAGAACCCTTACGGTTCCTGATTTGTCAATGACATTTGTTGGTACAACCACTACTCAAACTATCTCTAACAAGTTATTTGAAGGATTACTTTTAGTTGACAATACTGACGCAACTAAAAAAGTTTCGTTTAATGTTGCTAACGTCAACACAGGAACTAACGAACTCTTCAGATTCCCTAATACAGATAGTCTAAATAGAGGTGCAGACACATATAATATGCTCATTACTGAGAAGTCTGCAGCAGAACTTTTTAACAAGACTCTCAACTCTCCAGTCGTTACGACTTCTGGTAATACTGCAGGTCAAGTAACGTTATCTGCAGAGGGTATAACAGGTCCTCGTACTATTAAGTTCCCCGACGCTGATGCTACTCTATTATCTACTGAAAACGTCACACTAGATGATGTTACATTCGGTGCAGGTATCGGAGCAAACAACTTAACTGGTCTGACAAGACAACAACAATTCTTCTACTCTGGATTTTAATAAACAATGGCTAAACAAGGACTACTTGCTTCAGCAAAACCAAGCGGTGCTACTAATACAGTGCTTTATGAAGCACCTATTGACGCATCAGCAAGTACGGTTTTGTCTGTAACAGAGCAAGGCGGATCAGGAACTACATTCGACGTTGCTGTAAAAGATTACGACCAACACTTAGTTGTAGGTGCAAGTACATATAAACTTCATAAGGGAGACGTAATAACAGGATATAGATTTGATTTAGGAACAGCAGTTGGTGCGGATCAAGGTTTACAAGCAAATCAGTTACTAACATCTGGTGACGGAGAAAAGACAGCAGTATTTGAATCATTTTACATTCCACCTTTCACCGAAATTGCAGTGAAGAGTAAGGCAATCAGGCAGATAGCAGTGGAATCAGTTTCTGGTACATTTGCTGTAGGTAATACAATATCAAAAGGAAGTGGTGGTAATACATCTGTTGCAACTATATTTGCTGTAGCATCTGGATCTGGTGGTTCGACTTTACATATTGGACCTTCTACCTTAAATGGTTCTGGAACTGAGTTTGCTGCAGGTGACTCTATAACTGCATCTGGTGGTGCAACTGCTACCATATCATCTGGTGGTGTTGGTACTGCTGCAAATGAATTTACATTTACAACATCTGGTGGAACTGAGAATCTTTATCTAGGAACTCAACTATCAGTATTAGGAGATAGAACTTATCGTTTTAACGTAGCAGATTCAAGTATGAGTGGTTTGGTATTCAAACTTTCTGAAACTGTGAATGGTGAGTGGGGTCCTGATGGAACTGCAGGTAACTCTGATGATGGTACGGAGTATACGACTGGTAAGACCACAAACGGAACTGCAGGTTCTAGTGGTGCATACGTTCAATATGATCTGACTGCTAACACAAGTTTACCCGCAACACTTTATTACTATGAAGGAACAACTGGAACTGCTGCTAACTCAAATTACGGGGGATCAGACAGAATTATCTCTACATCAAGTTCATATAGTTATGACTCTATATTCGTTTACAATGTTACTGGGACATGGGTCAACAGCACAGACACATTTGCCTACAATGGAGTGACATATACTGTTACTGGTCAGACTGCAGGTCCTTACGGTTACGTTCGTGACTATAGCAGTACAAACTTGTATGTTATAAAAGGAACTAACTCTGCTGATTTTACAAC